CGATGTTTGACGAGGGTGGGGAGCGTATGACTCTCGGCCCATCTCGTCGGCCGATCTAGTGGGGCCCCGTCGCTCGACTTGCTGTTGACACCCAGATAGACCACACAACTTCTGGCTACTTGGGAAAGGTGGATGTCAACGTTGTCGGCGGTGTGGGTAAGACCAAACCATACCACAGGCGTTTTGTCGAACTTGTGGGATTACGTCGCTCAGATGTAACATATCGTGTACATAACAATTCATACATCAACGCACTTCGCGCTCTCGTCGAGCGTGTGTACTTTATCGAGAACGTGACTGATGGCTCAGTATCTTTGGTTTCACCCCCGAAACCGAAGCGTGCACATTTCTTTCAAAGCATGCAACGGTTTAGGTCGCTACTGTGGCAAAACTTGAAGCCGGTCTGGCGGATGAGTCTCAACGAGTTTGTGGAGACGTCCCCGCAGCACAAGCGTAAGTGTTATGCCACGGCGATGACCCAGTATCTCACCAAGGGGATGGCGCCCAGCCAAACAAAGGTGAAGTCGTTCATTAAGGCAGAGAAGATTTCCGGCAAGAAAGCCGATCCCTGCCCCAGACTCATCCAGCCACGTGGGGTCGTTTTCAATCTACTTTTTGGTTGTTTTATTCGCCCTGCTGAGAAGGTTATCTACCGGGCCATTGACAGAGTCTTTGGCCGTCCCACCGTCGTATGTGGCCAGAATGCGGAGGGCATCGCCACTATGTTGCGATCCGCATGGGACGAGATTATCGATCCAATCGCAATTTCCTTGGATCTCTCACGGTTTGACCAACATATTTCCTCAGTGGCGCTCAAATGGGAACACAGCACATATCGTGAAATTTTTAAGAACGACACAGCTCGTGATACCCTAGAGTTCATGCTCAATTCAACCATCAAAAACAGGGGGGTGATTTACACACAGGACAAGTCCGGCCGGCCACAGACAATCCAATACAGAGTGAATGGCGCCAGAATGAGCGGTGATATGAACACTTCACTCGGCAATAAATTGATAATGTGTGGCCTACTGTATTCATACTACATTGACCACTGTGGGTTAACGGCACGACAAGATGTAAACGTCATCGACAACGGTGACGATTGCGTTGTCATTTTGTCACGCACAGCCTACGAGAAATGCAGCACGGGCGAGTTCAATGGTAGGACCAGAGGCGCAGTGGACTGGTTCCGAGACATGGGCTTTACACTCAAGGTGGAGGGGGTTGTTGACAAGTTTGAGCACATTGAATTTTGTCAAACACAGCCCTGCTTCATCGACGGAAGGTGGATAATGGTACGTAAGTTGGATGCATTGAGCAAGGATTGTTACTCGTTGCAGCCAATTGACGTAATACCTCGGTGGATGGGACAGATACGCGAGAGTGGACTAACGACATACGGCAGTGTGCCTATCTACTCCCAGTTTTACAAATGCTTTCCCGCCAACGCCGGTGCCAACCGTGAGCTTATATATGGCACCGGGACCTACTACTTGTCCCACAATATGACATCCACAGGCGTGGTCACTGACGCCAATCGGGTGGCTTTCTTCGACACGTTCGGTGTGACACCACGGGAGCAGATCGCGATCGAAGAACATTATGCCTCACTGACCTACACATCTAACCCCGACCCCAACACTCCGGGGGCAGTGATGCCGCTCCCAATAATATAGACCACACACATTCTGTATTATCCCGGGAATTACACTCGTTATCAAGTAATACACACACACCATGAACACACAAAACAACTCGAACAAGCGCAAGGCAGCCCGTGCTGCCAACACCACCGCCATTGCCAGCAACAAGGCCGCCATGCAGAGTATGTCTCAGCGTATTGACGCCCTCCTAAAACGCATCCCCAAGGGGACGTTTCGGAAGGGCGGCGCTATCGTTGGAGGCGCACTTGGTGGCCCAGCTGGCAGAGCGGCCGGCAGTGCTCTCGGATCCGGCATCGCCGCTATTACTGGATACGGTGACTACACCGTGAGCTCCGGCATCCATACCTCTAAGATGGATGACCCCGGCGTCCCGTCTTTCACCCGGAACTCGAACGGTATCTCCGTGTCTCACCGCGAATATGTCGGTCAGATTGCGCTGCCCAACACCGCAGCCTTCGATGCCACCCACTATGTCATCAACCCAGGCAACGCCGAATTGTTTCCATGGCTCAGCAATCTTGCAGTAAACTTTCAGGAGTATAAGTTTCGCGGACTAGTGTTTACCTTCCAGTCCCGGACGAGTGAGTATGCTGCCGACAATGCCATGGGCACGGTGATGATGGCAACCAACTACAACGTTCAGGAGAAGCCGTTCACTAACGCCACTAATCTCCTAAACACGCAGTTTGCGGTTTCAGCCAAACCATCAACCTCATTTATACACGCC